ACATGCTTCCAGTCGTCGCGGTCATCGAATAAGCGACCTGAGTAGTCAACTGCATGTTCGTAAGCCTTGCGTGTGTCTGGATATCCGTTTGATGATCCTGTCCGTCCTAGTGCCAAGAAGTCCGCTGGTGCTGTTGGTGGCCATTCAAGTGACATCGATTTTCTTTGTGCCACTGCAAGCTCTTTGCCTGTGATCCTCAAATCAGTTAATGCAATCGCCCAAATTTCTGCAGTATCTGGCATCCAGTCTTCATCACGCATCTTTGTTCTAAATAGGCGCTTCCATGTCGTAAACGTAACCTCTATCGCATCCTGTAGCTGCTGCGTTGGCTGCCTCATCACGTTGTCTACGCTGTTCTGCGTACTTAGCTGCGTATGCGTCTGCGCTGGATTGTTTTGGCTGATTGCTGTGGTTAGCTGATTGACGTGGTGCATGGTTATTCCCCTGATAATTTGTTTGCTGTGGTTTTGGCTGTGCGTTCAGATACCAATCAGCGTTAAATCCTTTCCAATCCTTGGTTATCCAAAAAGCGATTATTTGATCCAGCGTGTGACCTGTTGCCTGTTGAGCTTTTTCCAATGCGTTGAAAATCGTTGTCCAAGCGGTTTTGGTGTTCGAAGTCTTTTTGTCTTTTCTGAGAATTAACAAATCATTCCAAATCTGATCAGATACTGATTCAGGTTTTTCAGGTGAGTAAGATTTCGATGATTCTTTTTTTGGTTTATTTTTTTCTATAGTTTTCTTTAAAGAAGTTTTCTTTATGTTTTCTTTATTACTTCCCAAATTTTGGGAGCTAACTAGGTCAGATTTTGGGAATCTAATGGTCAGATTTTGGGATGCTAAATTTTGGGATGCTAAATTTTGACCTAGGGTTTTAGCATCAAAATTAGCGATATTTTCATAATTTAAACTGTAAATAGTCGTTGTTCTTTGCTGCTTTTTTTGGTCTAAAAAACCAAATTCGGTCAATTCTTTTACAACTTTTGAGACGGTGTTTTTGCTAATATTGCAATTGGTCTGTAAAAAGGTATTTGATAAAGCTGTTTCGCTGTTGCCTCTGTAACCCTCAATCATCCTTACTACTCGCATAAGTACACCAAACGCCGCAGGAGACAGGTACGGCTGTGCCTCAAATATCTTGTTATCCACCTGTGTCCAGCCTGTTTCGTTCATGGTGTGCCTCTTGTTTTCTTGAATCGCATTACTCATGGTGATATACTCCAGTTTCTTGTAAAGTTTGTTGAAGCCCAGTCAGTTGCATCTGATTAGGGCTTTTTTATTGCTTGTCCATCGCGTAGCGCACAGCTTTTTGGTTTTTACCTGTGGTCATTTTTATCGTGTGACCCAGCTCGCGAATCTGTCCAATAATGTTGCTCAGATAAACTTGCGACAGACTCCAGTCAGATACGTCATAAAAGCCCTTGTCCCGCAGTATCTCTAAAACCTCTTGACCCTTAGCGGTCGGCATCTCTGTAGCTGTTTTTGGTCTGCCTACTGATTTCTTTTTCTTGAGCCGTGTCTTGGCAGTGCCTTTCTTGAGATTTTTTAGCGCTTGCTCGTGCTCCGCTTTGGCTTTTTTAATACCTCTTTTACGCTCACCGTCCATGGCCGGATTAAAAATAGATTTATCACCCGATACGAATTTGCGCTTTTGTTCCGGGTCATCCAAATCTATAAAGCCGTTTTTGCGCTTAAATGCCTTGATTGCGTATTCAGGCGTACCGCTAGTTTTCGGGTAGCGACTCAGTGGCTGAAACTGCATTTCTTTTTGTTCCACGACCTACCCCGCGAAATGAATAAGTGTATAAATAGCAATGGCTGCACAAGCAATCATGAAGATGATTTCTTTCATGCTGTGCCAAAACTGCATGTTTACTGATTGCTTACGGTCGTTTTCTTCCTTGATAGTTTTCATGTTTTGAGCCTTTAGTTTCTTTTGCTCGTCTTGAGCATCGATTGCTAATTCGAGATATGCGCCGTGTTCACTTTTCATTTTCCTGCTCCTTGTCTGGCTCGCTGCTCTTGCATCATCTGTGCGTGACGGTCTGCTTCATCATTTGCTCTATCGTCAAAGCTGGCAGACGGCTTGATTGACTGGTGACAGCACTTGTCGTCAGTTTGGTTTGGGCAGTCGTTACAAGTCATAGCTCGCTCCTTGGCTGATACGTGCCCTCTGCTATTTGCATGGCTGCATCTGCATGTAAAAAATCATCAACGTCTATTGATCGGTTCATTCCGAGCTTCGCCATACCAAACAGCCAGCTAACATGCTCTTTGGCATAGCACTGCATATCTTTATCAACAACCTTTAAACCGCAAGCAGCAAGTAAGTGACAAAGACGCTCTATATCACTGTGTTTTGCCGTGCCGTGCGCAGTTTTCATTTTTGTGATGCCAGTGGAATCAATGCCGATGCAGTCGGCTACAGTTTGTTGCCCTGTAGCGTCAATCGCTTGCAGGATTTGCATTTGCATATTGCGTGACCATGCAGCCTGCTCAAGCGATAATTGGTTTGTGGACTTAGTTGTCATGGTTAAGCTTCCTCTGTGAGCTGATTTAGTTTTCGCTGTTCGCGCTCGTAGTTCCAATTAATATCAGGACGCAACTGTTCAGCGGTTACTTGGTTATCAGTTAAATCTTGAATATCTAGGCAACGTTCTTTAGGTGGACGATTAATATTCCACTTGTAAACAGCCCAAGGCGTGATATCGAGCGCATAAGCAAGTTGAGCAGGATTGCCCAAAATATCGAAAGCTTGTTCTAAAGGGGTTTTAGAAATCATATTGAGCTCCTTAATACTACTTTAAGTAGTAACTATACTACTTTTAATAGTGATGACGCAAGAGCTCTTATGACTTAGAATGTAATTTACTACTGGAGGTAGCAACAAATGAGCGAATTGGAAGTTAAGCATCCGGACTTTGCTAAGAGGCTTACTAAGTTGATGAGTGAGCAGAATCTAGATAAGAATGCATTAAGTGATAAGACTGGCATTAGTTATGAGATGATCAGACGTTATTGCGAGGGGTTTGCGAAACCTAGAAGTAAAGGCTTAAAGAAAATAAGCGATGCTTTAAACACATCTTCTGGTTATCTTGATTACGGTGAGTCTATAAAAGAAGTTCTTACTGTCAATGACTTGAAAGCTAAAATCAAAACTATGCAGGGTAATGGACTTCAAAACACACCAAACCGTAGCGACCCTGAAGGCACGCAAAGAGTTCCGGTTGATTACGGTATGGACGGCTATGTACCTGTCATCAGTTGGGTGGCGGCTGGTAGCTTTTCAGATGTAATGCCGGTAACAGTAGATGATGCAATCGATTGGATACCCCGACCACAGCATCTATCTAAGCGCGCATTTGGATTAATCATTCAAGGGCGCAGCATGTGGCCTGAATTTAAACCCGATGAGATTATTTATGTAGAGCCTGAGATATCGCCGTGGGATTTGAAGGATGGTGACTTGGTGGTTATACACTGCAACGATGATAAGCAAGCCACGTTTAAGCAGTTAATCATTGGTGACAGTCCTGAAGAGATGTACTTAAAACCACTTAACCCAGACTGGCCTGATCAGAAGATAGTGCCTATGGGCGAATGTATGCTTGTCGGGATTGTTGACAGCAAAGTAACCAGGTATAGATGAGGCGTTTATGAAGCCATACGAATACTACTGGATATGCCACTTTCTAAAGTTTGCCAAGCCGGTAACTACCCTGCCCGTTGGTTGGTGCGTATATCGTGAGGCGTTGGATTGGGATTGAGTATAATAATTAACTTTTTAGGAAATTAAAAACCATGAATAAATTAATGGCTGTTTTAGGATGTTGCTTCATCTCTTTTGGCGCCTTAGCTTCAGACTTAGGAGATTTGGCTAAAGCTGGTTATGCTGTTGTAGATGAAACCACTGTCAAAGGTTATGACTTTGAAGGTTGTGACTATGACCGGATAATTGCATTTAACAATGGCTTAAAACTTCAGTGCTCAGAGTATAAATACCACTATAGCTACAATCCTGACGTTTATATTTTGAAGCACGCTCGATACAGTGACTATAAAGTAATTATAGACGATGAAGAATTTGAAGGTAGGTTAGGAAGATAGCTAAAGCTTATAAAAGGACGTTGGTAAAAAAATGACTACATTCCATTTAAAACTAGAAGAAGCGGAGATTGAGAGATTTGCTGTAATCGGCGGAGATACTGACACTCCCCAGACAGGAAGGGTGCTTATTTCTGGAGACATAAAAGATTTGCTTGGCTATGACTTTATAACAGATGAAGAATCTTCAGATGAAGATGCTGCAAGTTATTTAGAGATATCAATTCATCCTACTGAAGATAAGAATCGATTAGCTCAACGTGAATTATTGCTGATATACAACAGTAAGTTATGTGTCATTACTTATGTAAACCCTGATTATTTTAACTATATATTAAGCCTCATAAGCGACAACACCCTAGAAGTGTCATTAAGAATGGATGTGGTTTTATCTGAAGAGGAGGCAGAGAAAACGTTTTGGGGGATGTCAAAAACAAGGGAGTTAGGATTCAAGCATGTAAAAATAGATGAGTCTTACAGAGATTTTGAAATTAGAAAATCTGGAATTGAAATTGACAGTAAGTGTGATCGGGTTATGCCCACATTGATAATGAAGTCATCAAAAAATATTACGGAAGAGTCTGTAAGGCATAAACCAGTTGTTGTTAATCAAACACCCCTGAATGATACGCTTCCACCTAAAGATCAGGCTGCCAACAAAAATATACTTATAGTTATCGCGCTACTACTTTTTTTCATACTCCTAAAAGTGTAATCACTACATCTATGCATCGTGCTTATGGCCAGATGGCTAACTGCGAGCAGGCCAAGCAAGCGCTTAAGTGTGGTAATACTAAACTGGACCGTGATAAGGACAGGGTGCCATGCAAAACAATTTGTCCAGGTGGTTAATTAGCGCCGTTGCACTGTTCTCCGTAACTGCCTGCACTCCTTCCCAAGATAGAAGTTATGCTAGTAAATTCGTTTCTGGCAATACGATGGTAAATGAAGTGTTTTGGGGTGTTGATCACAAGACGCCTTACCCTTTCACCACATCAGGCGAGATATTGTGTGTCTATTACCCTGATTTTGGCATTGAGGTGTATTTTGAACCTGCTGGCTACAGTAAAGACTCATCTATCGGTACGCCGCTCAATAAGGCCGCTGCTAAGGCTCTGAAGCGCGATGGTATGAAGCCTAATGTGCCTTATAGTATTAAGGAAGGTGCTGATTTGAGTGAGGCTGTAGAGGTTGGATTGAAGGCGTGTGACTAAGATTGTTATGTAATTAGCACTTAAGAACAGAATAATTATAAACTTTAATCCCTATAGCTACGTAATCTAACTAAAATATTAGTGAGAATATATTAATGTCAAAGACTAATTTAGAATTGTTTTCAATTACCGATGTAACTCCACAGCAACAACAATTGGCAGAAATTGCAATAAAAGAGAAACAGAAAAACTCTGATTTTGATATTCGTGAGTTTCCTGTGGATGTTATTGTGCATAAATACACAGAGGAAATTCCTGAGATAGGAGGACTAACAGAGTTATTTATGCCTGACTATCAAAGAGAGTATAAGTGGTCTATAAAACAACAGTCTGAGTTTATCGAATCTGTTATGACAGATCTCCCTATACCTTACATATATGTTGCTGATGTGAAGGGGGGAGATAACGATGGAAGAATGGAGATAATAGATGGATCACAAAGAATACGTACGCTTTCACGTTTTATGAATAATATGTTTAAACTTGAACACTTAACTCTTGTTCCAGAATTAAATGGTTTTATGTTCAAAGACCTAGTTGGCTCAAGGCAGCTACGTTTTAAAAGAAAAACTATTCGATTTATAGAATTGCTAGGGGTCGATGAAGAGGCTAGAAGACAAATATTTTACAGATTAAACTCAGGTGGAACCAAACTTAGAGATATGGAAATTCGTTATGGAACTAATGATGGGGAGTTCTTAGAGTTTATTAAAGAGTTAAGTAAAAACAAATTACTTCATACAGTATGCCCTGTCAGCGCTAGTAGACAAAAAAACAGGGAGTATGAGGAAATGATACTTAGGTTTTTTGCATATCGTTTTGACATGAACTCATATGAAAAGAGGGTTGATACATTCTTGACCGAATTTATGGAAAAAATGAGTGAAGAATATGAGCCTAATGCTAATGATTCAGAGGGTTTCATAGGGTTCAATAGAGAATATTTTGAAAGTATTTTTCTTGAAATGTTAAATTTCGTTTACACATACTATGCACCTTTATATTTTAAAAAATCTGAAAACAATAGATCTATTCCACGAATTCGATTTGAAGCTATCTCAGTAGGTACATCACTTGCATTAGCCGAAAAACCACAAGAAGAACTTATAACTGATGATGCTCTTAGTTGGCTAACATCTGACTTATTCTCAATACTCACTGATAGTGATGCTAGCAACTCAATACCTAAGTTAAAAGATAGAACCTACTTCGTCAGAAACAAGTTACTTGGTGAAGAATGGGAACCCAGATCATCTTCATTTAAGAAGATAATTGACGGAAAATCTAAGCTACCATTCCTTGAACAAGATGAAGATATAGCAGAGTTTGGTATTGAAGGCGGTCAGAATGAACTATTTTGATGGCTCTCAAGAACTATACAATCAGAGAGATAGTGAGATATTAGAATTTATAGAAAAGACTAAAAACATTGACAGCCAAAGTGTTTTAACAGAGCTTCAAAAAAGAGAATTTCTTTGGGTGATTAAGTCAAATATAATACTGATGCAGTATAATTTAATTGAAAGTGTTTTTGTTGAACTATTCTCAGAATTCTATTCTCTTCTTAAGGAATCCAATTTTAGTATTGATGACATGCCTCCAGATTTTTTCTACAACTTCATATTGCTTGTAAGAAGAATGCCGACTAAAAATCTAGATTTAATTAAAAACAGTAATGCCAGTGAAAATAATGAGATGAAGTTGTCCAATTTAATTATAAAAGCAGGTTTTGATTTAACAGATGAAGAAAAAAAATTTTTAGTAAATGGTAATTTAGATGGTAAAAAGATCAAAGACTTCCTCAAAGGATGGGGGTTTGACACAGCGGAACTAGAAAGAATTGATATTAGCTGCCTGAAAACATTAAAGGATCAAAGGCAGCTACTTGCTCATGGGGGTATGTCATTTGCAGAGCAAGGTCGAACCATTACTTGGGAAGACATTGAAAGATATAACTTATCTATTTCAAAAATCTTTGCGGCAACCAAAGAACTCCTATCAGGTTTTTTCACCTAAGGGGCTTGATTCTATTTAGACTCAGTCCAACCACCTCTCCTAATCTTACAGGAACAGCATTACCAATCATCTTACCAATTGATTTAATCTTAAATTCACCATCGCAAAACTGGTAATCTTCTGGGAAAGTCTGGAAGATTGCGGCTTCACGTAATGATATAGCTCGATGCTGTGATGGATGTCCAAAACGTCCATTACCAAAACCGAAGCACTGAGTTGTCATCGTTGGAGCTGGCTTATCCCACTCCATACGGCCATACACTCCACCATATGACTTGCCCGATTCTTTAGTATGACACTTAGCAACTAATTCTTCTGGCCAATCCTTCCATGTCCCACCTGGCTTAGATGCCTTAATACGTTTCATGTTAAGATCGTTCAGCTGTGAACATACATGTAGTGGATCTTCCTTATTTCTCTTACCGGAGTACAAGACAGGTAAATCTTTGATCACGTCTCTTACTGTTACTGGCTTATCATGTGTTGGTGGTATTAGCTCAATATCTTTAGATATTAAACTAGCCAATAACACGTGGCGCTTACGTGTTTGTGGCACACCATATTGGACACAGTCTACTCTACTTGCTGATACGGTATAACCTAGCTCTTCAAGCTTAGCAACGAAGTCATGATACACCTTATGCTTAGTCACATCTGGCACATTCTCCATAGTTACAAGCTCAGGGCGAACTTCTTCAATTAATCTTATGAAATGATAAAGAAGTGGCCATTTCTTATCTAGAGTCGTATCTTTACCTTGATTGTATGTAGAGAAAGGCTGACAAGGAGCACAGCCTGCAAGGAGACGAATAGCACCTTCAGAATACCAACCTCTGATTTCATCTGCTGTGACATCTGCTACATCTTTATGGATAAAAGCAGCGTTATTATTGTATTCATAACCATGACGACAGGCAGGCTCAATATCATAACCTGCTTTTACCTTAATTCCAGACTTTATAAGACCTGCCGTAAGGCCGCCTATACCACAGAACAGATCTACCGCTTCTATATTCATGACACTACTCCTCTACGTTAGCATGATACACGAACTTGTACTAAAACTCGAGTAGCAACACGAATTTTTTATCAATTTTATCACCTACACTGTCACCCAATCAGCCACACATAATAGCTCACTGCTTAGTCCATAAAAGCACATAAGGTTTTTGATAAAGAGGTATAGAATCCATAGACTAATCACTAGGAATTAAATATGCCTCAATTGAAATCCCCTTTTTTAGTAGCGGCTGCTGTCATAATTGTCTTAACCACTGCCACTATGATCATTATTATGTAGGCTGGCACCTTATCTCCACTGCAGACATCAAAACAAATATAAACCTATATGTTGAGCGATATTTCAAACAAAAAAAACCCACTATGACAGTGGGTTTTCTATTGTCTGTTAGTTTACCAAAACCTAACCAGTACAAGTCTTCTTAGACTGGCTAATCTTGCCATTCTTACAGACAAACTTACCATCTTTGCAATGCGATATACCGCCCATGCTTTTAGAGCAAGGATAGTTGCGAGCATTCGCCTCCATCATTGGCGCCATCATAAACATAGAGATAAGAAGTGCTGACCAAAGCTTCATAGGCTACCACCTAAATAGTTTAATAAAGTAAATTCAAACGATAGCACCAGGCACTACTTTTATCAATCACTATCTAACTAATGTTTGTTGGCAATCGAAGTCTTACATCGGACGCAGTCATTGCGACTATTTTTATTGGTACCGCGCACGCCCAAGCCATACCAGCTGTACAATAAAACATACCATCCTCATATGATACGATATGAGCAGTAAAATCATTATTTATTAGGTTTGCCATAGTCTCTTGATCGCAACTATCATCTACCGCGCACCATATCTCTTCATGCCCACCTTTTAGCATTGCTCGAGTTAGCTCACTACCTTCGAGTATTTTACTCATTGTGTAAACCCCTAACCATCCCTGTAATTATTAATCTGAACAAATAAAACTGCATAAAAGTTTTTCGATGCTCGATTATGGCCATTTAGCAAATGCGATTCTTTTAATATTCTACATTATACATTCTAATAATTGAATATATAAACGCTATTACTTTATATTTAAAGTAACAATTCTTTTGATTCAAAACAATAAAATTAGGCTGGGGGGGGGGTTATCTACAGTGTTAAGTGGTTATAGCCCTACTTCAACTTGAGTCAGTGGAGTTTTCTTAATCGGTACAGCATACTTCCAAGTGCCGCTTTCCTTACAAAGGAAGCAACAATCCTCGAAACCTACAATATGCACGATGAAGTCACCGTTAATATTTCTAATAGTCGCCATAGCATGCTCATGACTTTCATTACTTACCGCACACCATACTTGCTCATCACCACGCTCTAGCATGGCACGAGTCAATTCATTCCCTAATAACTTATTACTCATATGAGAAACCTTAATAATAATGGTTATTTTTTAGTTCCTTACTTCCACTACGTACTTCATTCTAACTGCAAAATTTTAGCTAAGAAATCTTTTTCTTGCTGTTTAATACATGTAAGCATTACCCAACCCGCCATTGAGTGGGTTTTTTGTGCTCGTAAACCCTTAAATTGAAAGCACTTGCTACTTTAAGTAGTAAATAACACTATTTTTAGTTGCATAATACTACTTTTGGTAGTAATATTAATTCATCAGCTAATACCGAGTTAGCCGAAGTACCAAATTTTTGACAACAAAAAGCCCCTTCACGACTGGACATCAAAAGGGGCTTACTCAACAAGGAGTGAAAAGATTATGGCACAGATGATCAGATTAGACAACGATGCTGATAACGAGGCATCAAGCCGAAACGGACACGCTTATATCCTGATTGGTGATAAGCGTGTCCACTTCACGTACGACGCCGACTATGACGAATGTGGCGAGCGTAACGAATACTGGGGCGGTCAATTAGCGGTATCAGGCAGTAGTTGGATTGAAGTTAACAGCGTAACCAATCTAAGAGTGATTGAAGTCTTTGACTTAGATGGCTGGGACCTACCTTTTGACAGCTACGAACTGACCGACGACGATAAGCCGCGCGTCATCAAGGTTATCAAACATTTTATCGAAGGTAACGTCGAAGCATCTCAACCCGCCAATAGCTATTACGCAGCATAAGGAGCATGCCAATGTTTAAGACTTTAATCACGCTCTTAGCGTCAATGCTAATAACTGGCTGTGCGCTAGACACTGAACTTCAAAACGACAGAAACGCCAATGCGCGGCACAGATTAGAAGTATCGCTTGCCACTGAACAGCAATACAAGAACGACGCTTACTACACCTCTGAAGAATATCAGACGGCTAAAAAAGCCAATCAATTTATCGCTACAGCATACGGGAGAAAGTAGCCATGGGAACAGCAATCAAGTTTGAACAAATCCAAGATGCCAATGCCGTCAAGACCAGTAATCTAAGCCGTCAAGATTGGCTTGCACTACGTCAGTCTGGCATTGGTGGTAGTGACATAGCAGCCATCATCGGTGTATCACCCTACGCTACTGCTTATGACATTTATCAGTCTAAAACGCAGCCAGTAAACGAAGATACCAACGAATTTGCATACTGGGGAACCGTACTTGAAGACACGGTAGCGCGTGAGTTCTCTAAGCGCAGTGGCCTGAAGATCCAAAACGTCAATTATTTAATGCGCCATCCTACCCATCGTTTCGCTATTGCCAACATTGACCGCGCCGTGGTCAACCGTGATGTATCAGGAAACGTTCGCTTTAAAGACGGCAAGCTGACTACTGATCAGATTGTCGAGATTAAGACTGCATCTGAGTACGTCGGTAAAAATTGGGGCAATGAGGATAGCGATGAAGTGCCTGACCAGTATCAGTGCCAAGCTCAGTGGTACATGGGTGTGACTGGTGTTGATGTCTGCCACATGGCTGTACTAATCGGTGGCAACAAGTACCGCCAGTACAAGATTGAGCGTCACCAGGACTTTATCGATTACTTGTTTGAAGCAGCTGAAAGCTTTTGGAATGAAAACGTATTAGCTGGGATTGAGCCTGACGCCACGACCTTGCAAAACGCCAAGGATAAATACCCGCGCCACAACCCTGATACGACGCTTGATGTTGAGCCGGATAGCGAAACCGCCAAAGTCTTTGAGCATTACGAGTCATTAAAGGCGCAAGAAAAAGAAATTGAGGCCGCGCTCGAGCTCGCCCAGACCGACCTGATTTGTCAAATACAAGACAACGAGGCATTGGCAATCGATGGTGAGGTGATCGCTACTTACAAGACGCAAGTGAGCAACCGCTTTAATAGCAGCCAATTTAAAAAGGACATGCCAGAGCTTGCTGAGCGCTACACCAAGCAATCAGAGAGCCGTGTAATGAGGGTTAAGTGATGAAAATAGAAGTTACTCAATTTGTGGTTATGGATAGAAACAAATCATTATTTTTAGTTAATGAGAAGACAGGCGCTCTATCCAAGATGCCAAGCCAAGCGAAACGGTTTAATACATGTGAGCAGGCTGAGAAAGACATACAAGCAGCTTACAAGCTATGGAAAGAAGAAGGCAGTTACTTTAATCCGCTGAAGTTCAAAGAAGTTGCTCTTGAAACACTACGCATGAAAACCACTCACGAGCTGTTACAGCTCCCTGAATACCCATTCTAAACAAGGATTAACACCATGGACAATCACAACGAAATCGCAGTAATGGAAGATCAGCAATACTCACCACAGCA